AATTAAAAAAGCAGGCGGTGGTATAGCAAGAGTTGGTTACTTTCTAGGAAGTGGTCGACAAGCTGGCACAGCTCTTATTAGAGAAATATTAAAATACTTTAACAAAGATCAAAAAATTTCTGTTTCTGAAATGTTGAGAACATTTAACACTAGAGAATTACGAAAGTTGTTAGACGAACTTAGCACTTATAGAAAGTTTGATTTAAAGAAATCTGGCATGCCTGCGCCTCAAATAATTAAAGATAGAATAAAAAAATTAAATGTTGGTAAAGAAAAAGTATTAGAAAATGTTTTAAGTGCCGCGAATGCAGCTAGAAGATTAGATGCAGATATGGCATTAAGACAAAATGAAATGATAGAGGCTACCGTTGAACAAGGTTTTAGTAGACAAGAAGCTAAAGAATTAGTAGAGGGATTGACAGAAACTATTGAAAAATCTCAGATACAAGCTGGTGGTCCACCTAGATTTAAAACAGCAACAGACGAAGGTATCATGGATATTGAAATGATGCTTAAAGATTTAAAAACTCAAGGCGATGGCAGAAAATTAAATTCATCTGGTGGAATTGCTGGCATGTTAGGAGAATAACATGGAGAAAGATATTGTAGTCAGAATAGAAGAGTTGATGGATCTCTTTGATGACGAAGTTACAACTGCAGATAAAATAGAAAGACCCCAATCTTCATTAGATAGAGAAATGTTTCAAGATGCAAACATCAGGCTTAATAAAGCCGGTGGTGGACGAATACCATTTGCTGGGGGTAAAAAAGTAATAATAGGTCCAAATAAAGGTAAGTATTTTTATTCCATAGGTAAAGGAGATAACCGTAGAACATATTACGCAGATTCTCCAACTGACGGAGAAGCATGGGTTAAAGCAAATAGAATGAGAAAGGGTTATGATAAACCACCCGGTAAAAAAATAACTATGACTGAAAAAAATAAAGCAGCTCAAAAAATGTTTGGAAAAAATTATAATGAATTACCACCAAGAGGACTTGAATCACAAAAGACAGTTTATGATAAGATATATGGCACATTTAAAACTAAAACAGACAAACCTGGAAAGTTTAAAGTAAAAACTCAAGAAACACAATTTAGTAAAACAGATCAGGCAAAAATAAAAAAACAATTTCCTAATGCTGAGTTTGGGCCAAAGAAAAAATATGGTTTTGCACCTACAGATCCTGAATATCAACAAGTTTTTAGATTTGTAGAAAGAGGGTTTAAAAGTTCTTATGAAGGAAGTATGTTTAAGAGTCTTCCTAAATATGCACAAAACGAATTAATAAACGCTTTTCCAGATATAAAATTTAATTTTGAAAGAGGTAAAGCAAAAGTAATTAGAAAAGGTGGAAGAAATGTTATTTCAACTAAAGGAGTTAGTTTTAGTAAATATGGCATACCTACAACACATCCAAGATACAACGCTGTTGCAAGATATTTTGATGATCCTAAACCTTTTAGATTTGGTTTTGATTTAAAAACTGCAGGAGGTTGGACATTAGCTCAAATGGATAGGGCTGCAACACAGGGAGATACAAGATATGAACCCATATTACAAAAACCAAATCAACCTGTGTCTGCTACAAATAAAATTATAGGTATGAAAGATAAAACTGGAAAAAAAGAAAAAATTTATAATATTGACAATATACTAAAGACTCATCCTAATAGAAATGAAATAATTAAATATTATGATGTTGCTCAGCTTTCTAGAACTCCGCTTTCTAAATATGAAAACATTGTTAAATTATTACCCAAAGGTTTTGATCCTGAAAAAATTCAATTAAACGATTTATTACAATTTATAGCTAAAGATAAAGGTGGAATAAATAGAGCAATGAGAGCAATAGAAATTCATCACACACGAGGAATTACAAATGAAGCAACAGGAAATTTTCAACTTTTAAGAAAAGACTTAAATAAATTGGCTGATACAATTGAAAGACAAATAGCAAAAGGTAATTTAGATAGAAGTGCAGAATTAATTGAAAAAGGAATTAGAGTTGAAACAGGCGGAGTAAAATACGGCCCTAAAAAAATTTCACCACAACAAGATTTTAAAAAAATTATTTCTGACGTAGAACAGGAATTAGGTAAGTTTACAAAAACAGATTTTAATAAATTTAAAAGTGCTCTTCAAAAAATTGGTTGTCCTGGATTAGCAGATGGGGGACGTGCTGGTTTTCAAGACGGAACAACTTGTTTTAATAAAGGTGTTAAAAAATTAAAAGGTGATCCAACAAAGTTATCTCCAGGAGATCAAGCAAATTTAAGAACACTTGGTAAATCTGTAAAAGCTGTAAGTTTTTTAAAAAATGTTTTAGGACCAGGAGCCATAGTCGGTGAATTAATATTTGAAGGTGGTGTTGCTGCTAATAAATTTTTAAATGAAGGTATGCCAATAAAACAAGCATTGGGTGAGTCTTATATTAATAAATACTTACTAGGACCAAAAACACAAATTGATGTTGAAGCAGAACGAAAAAAAGAATTACTTGAAAGGGAAATGCCAGATGGTACAAAAATTATGTTAGAGGATACACCTTTTAATATAGCTAAAGGTGAGGAGTTTGCAGCAGCAAAACGTGGTGAAAGAATGTTTTTACCACAAGGAGAATCTGCAATTGATAGACGTTTAAAAGAAAGAGAAGAAGAAATGAAAAAACTATATCCTAGTTTTAGTGATCAAGATGTAAAACAAACTTTGATAGACGCTGGTTATGATCCATTGAATTTTCAATTTGCAACAACACCTAGAAATTTTCCAGCAGATATATCTAGTCAACCTGTAACTGGACTTGATCAAATAAGAGATATTTTAATACAAGATCAACAAATGCAAAATATAGCAGATGCAGGTGGCGTTGCTAATTTAGCAGGCGGCGGTATCGCTAAACTAGCTGGTGTAGATCAAGGCCCACCACCAGAATCAGGACCAATGTCTCAAGGGTTGCAAGGTCTAATGAAACGTGGTATCAAAGGATAGGAGTATAAATGGCAGATATAGATAAAGGACTCCCGAACACAAGAACAAAACTTGATGTCCCTTCACAAGAAGAGATAGCAGAAGAGATTGCAGTTCAGGAACCAGAACAAGAAAAAGGACCAGTCGAAGTTACACCAGAAGAAGATGGTGGTGCAACGATCGACTTTGAACCGGGAGCTATAAATATACCGGGAACAGAATCACACTTTGATAACCTAGCAGATATTTTACCAGACGACGTTTTAGAGCCAATCGGAAACGATATGACTCAAAACTACATGGACTATAAAGCATCAAGAAAAGATTGGGAACAGTCAT